TATCTATTTTTTCTTTGTTCTTAGATGCTTGATAAGTTTCTATAAGAGTTTTACATGCTGTTCCTTCTAACATTGGATATGTTCTGATGAACTTATCCATAACTATATTCTTCTCGGGCGATCTCTTCCAACCTTGCCATAACCTCGTCGGTAAAATACTCGTCAGGGTTTGCAAGAATTTGTTTTCCGTAGACTTTTTTGCCGTTGACTTCGTATCTGCCTGCGACATTTTTCCAGAGTCCGCCAATTTCTCCTAGTTCTAAGAGTCCATAGTATCTATCCAAACCACGTTCATCATAGTAAAGTCTGATCTTGACAGTTTTGTTCTCTTTACTTAGACGCGACTTAGCAGTCTTTGCTTTGATAATATTTCCAACGACTTCAGTTCCTTCCTTTTCTTTAGCTTTGCTAAGATAGATGATTGTACTAGCTGCGTACTTGAGACCGCTGCCTCCACCCATTTCTTTTGTAGGGACGTAAGAACCGATGACATCGTAAGTATGGTTTGTAACTATGAGAGGAATATTTGCTTGTCCAAGTTTAAGAGTCAACATTCTAAATGCACCTTTGACAAGTTGTGATTTAGTCATGTCACGAACTTGTTTGTCATTCAACGCATCAGAGATCTCTTTCTCAGTTGAAAGCATACCGAGAGAATCAAGTACAAACATACATGGTTTACGTTTGTCTTCATCTGTCTTAAGGTATATATCAACAGCCTTCAATGCTTTTGATCTAAACTCTTCTATTGTCACCACATTGACAACCACGAGCCTTTGGAGATCAATTCCTCTAGACTCAAGGAGTCCTCTATTGACAGCGGCTTCTGTATCAAAATATAGACAATACCCATCAGGATTATTGTCAAGAAAATTTTTAACCATAGCGAGGCTGAAAAAAGTCTTTCCAGTAGAGCTCTCGCCAGCAATAGCGGTAATCTTGTTCCTAGATACACCGCCAAATATAGACCCTGATACAAGGCCGTTAAAAATGTACGAACCTGTGTCAATAAATGTTTCAGTTGATTCTGCCTCGGAGGCAAGTTGGGTGTACTCATCTCCAATCTCTTTTACTATTTCTTTTAAAAAATCCATAATGATTTACGCTTGTTATAATTCTACCACATTCCACAATAAATTACCACTAATTGATATTCTTGGTTCTTCTGTGTTATAAAATGGGTACACTTGATGATGTAGGCTTGATGGAAATACCATGATAGTTCCTTCCATCTCTGGGCTCATGAGGATAGGATACTCAATAGTATTTCCTAAAATATCAGTATATGTAAACTGAAAATCTGATGCAGCTTTAGAATGAAAAGTTAAATTGTGTTGTTCCTCATAGTGTGTGGGAATCTTCATCCATACTACAAATGATGTGATGCCTGTATGTCCGTGTTCTGGATTGAACTCAGTTGCATATTGGTAGTTGACCCACCAATTAAGCCTAAACTCAGGCTTATACTTTAGATCTAAACTTGGGTCAAGATCTATGGGTGGAAAGTAGTGTTTAGGATCATCATCTAATAATTGTTGAGTCAAAGGTCCTACAACTTCATCTCTGAATTTATTATTGACATCCTTTAGTCCTAAACTACCAGTTATATTTCCAGCAAGTCTATAACTATAGTCATTACTATCATTGACATTATCCTTTTCTGCTTGTTCTACACAAGACCAAAGATAGGACATCCAATCGTCACTAAGTTTTGTTTTGTGTAATGGCATATTGGGTAATTGGAACCCCTCCCAAGCCACGTCACTCATATTATTATATGGCTTAGGTATGTTACTCATCTCTCTTTGGATAATAAACTTCTACATAAGATTCACACTTAGGGCAATGAAGGTTAGTTACGAAACTATACTCCATATCTTCAAAATCGTCAAGGTCATGATCTCCACCCCAAATCAATTCAGTGTTGCAATGCCAACAGTTCATTTCTTAAAAACTCCTAACTTTGCTAGAAGATATACTGATAGTATTGTCCAAAATACAACTTCTAATCCAACATTGTTCATTGATACTGCTCCAAATCACATTCTACCATTATCTCGCCCTCGTGTTGAACACGTTTAGGTTGACCTATTTTATCTAGGATCTCAACAGGTATTTTCTTAAGAGTAATGTCATAGGGTATAGGTGCATTTGCCACACAGACCCTAATACATTCCCATTGTTCTTCAGTAAAAAAATTGTTATGATACATTATATACCTACAATCTTTCTTTGTCTTTCAAAGTAGTTATGGAGAAGCCATGAACTACTATTTTTTTTATCTGTTCCTCCTACACCAAACTCCATCTCAACTCTGGGATCATTACCAAACCTATCCATTTCTGGTGTGTTAGATTTGCCTCTGTCTCCACCATTAGCAAAGACTACAGTTTGTGCAATCTCTAAACATCTTTCGATTGCACTACAAGCTGAACCATACTCGTCATCTTCCACAGTGATCACGGCATCTACAACGTCAAGATGTCTGATAATCTCTGCACGTTCTTTCCATGACATAAAGTATTGACCCTTCTTATTAGTCAACCATTCTTCTGTATTCAATCCAACTACCAAGTAGTTTGTAAGATCTTTTGCTTGCTCGAAGTAAGCAATGTGGCCACTATGAAGAGGATCAAAACCGCCTGTGACTAGAGTGAGTATTCTCTTCTTAGTCATCAAACTCTCCTTTTCTAGCTAAGTATACTTTAACATCATTATACTGTGTTTCTATACTTTTTGCAAACCAGTTTGCTGGATCTCTGGTTTCAAAGACTTTCATCTGTGTATCAGAGAATATGCCGTTGTCTGTCCAGCATACAATGTAACGTGTCATGAGAAGAATGATTCAAGTGTATTCTTGCGTTCGGTCTCCCAACCGATGCAATCAAGGATAACCTTTATAGGATCTAGAAACGCCTTACTAAACTGTAAGTCGTAGTCCACATGCTTATCTAGGTCAAGTTCTGTAGGGAAGTCTTGAATAAAAGATATAACATTCTCGTGCATCCAGTTAGGTGTCTTGAGGTAACAGAATTTAATTTTCTCGCCATTCTGTATGGTGGCATACTTATGATCTATATCTTTTTTCTTTGTCCAATGATTATATAATATCGCACCTCTAATATGAATAGGACATCCCTTACCATATAAATCAGCAGAGGAGTGCCACTTCTCTACGTTAGAAGCGGTGCGAGGAAATGATACTTCTTCTGGAGGTAATGATTTGAATTCTTTTCTACACTTCTCAATATATTCTATACACTCTTCTTCTGTGCCTGTCATCAATATCTTGAACGCATCTTTCAACATCTTCCTACATGGAGCAGGGGTAGAAGTTTTGATCGCTTCAATACCCATGATTTTTAACTTAGCTTCTTCATATCTAACACCCTCACTATCCCATACGTTTAGAATATATCTTTTCTTGGCAGTCCATATACCTCTATCGGCAATGTTCTCCCTTTTCATAATCATTTTTTGATCGTAGGCGTTAACGTAGTCTGCCAGTTCTTGGTAAGAACTTTCAATATAAGGCTCAAGTTCCACTTCACAGACCTTATTAAGGAACCCGACAATGCCTTCAGTAGTTTTTTCTCTCCCTTTGTATACAGCTTCGACCAGATCACCCATGTGCAAATAGATAGAATCAGTATCACTAGCAATAACATAATCTTTATCCTCCGTTTTTAAAATTTTGTTCATCTTTTGATTCATTTTGTTTTCTATCCAACGAATAGAAACCTGACCAGATAGTGTAATAGCTTCTGCGTTGGCAAGTTTGTAATAGCGAAAATATTGATTACCAATAGCACCATAAGCAGAGTTAAGTGCAATCTTTTTGGACATCTGGACATTGTTACATCTTGCAATTTCTTTTTCAAGTTCTTTAGTCGGAGTTTTTTCATACTGTTTTTTAGCTTTGATCATTCTCTTCTTGAAGATGACACGTTCGTTATACATCTTCTCCATCAACTCAGGTAAGAATCCTTTCTTATCCTTACTATACATTGCACCATTGGGACAAACAGCAAAGTCTTTATACAATTCAAATGTATCTTCTTGAGATAACATTCTTTCCACACTAGTGCTAGGATGTTTCTTCTCTTGTAATGTCTCTGGTGAGATATTATATTGCATGATTAGATGTGGATATAGTGAGTTTAAGTCAAACGATACCACCCAATCATACTTACCAGGCTTGGGATTTTTTACATATGCACCAGCATACTTCTCATCTTTTTTATTACGATCCTTCTGTGGGATTACGATATTCTTTTTCTTTAGGTAGTTGTATATAATAGCATCCCATGTGCGAACTTGAAACGCAACATCAGTGAAGTTTATCTTTGCGTCATAGGCACGAGTGCAACATAGATCAATCAATTTTAATTTATCCTCAAGACGGTCTACCAGTTCAACGTCAACGATGTTATAATCCACAAACTTTTGCCAATTCTTTGTATAGAACTCACGGAATGTATCATACTCACTGTGATCTAATTTCTTTTCTCCTAACTCCATCATGGCAATATGATCCAACTTGAAGCTCTCTTGATTAGAAGTTGCAGGGGACTTCTTGTATAGATCCAGATAATCAATTACAGAGATGCCTGCAAGATCATACTGGATATTCAATCTACCTTGAATATGAATTTCATTTCTTCTCACTATACCCCAAGGAGAAAACTTCTTAGTCATTTTTTCACCCATGATACGATCCACCCTACCCACAAGATAAGGAATATCATATAATTCACAGTTCCAACCTGTGATAACTTCAGGCATATTTTTCTGCCACCAATCTAAGAATGTGAGAATCAATCCCTCTTCATTGTGACAATCAATATATCGATAATTCTTTCTGTTTGGATTAGTGGTGTAAGGCCTAGATCCAAATGTGATAATCTTTTTAGTATTATAATCTTGAATCGTTATAAGTAACAACTCCTCTGCACAATTAAAGACATCGGGGAAGCCACTCTCTGCAGCAACCTCGATGTCAATAGTGAATAATTTAATTTTGTTTAGATCAAACTTGATCTCATTCTCAGGATAGTTTTCTGAAATATATTGATGTACATATCTTTCATTACCGTATATGTTGAAGTTCTGTACAGCAGAATACTTATCAATAAACTCTCTACAATCTTTTATTGTGCCTGGTTTTACTGGATCAACTAATTGACCATCAAGTGTTTTCCATTTACTTCTTTTTCTTTTTGATGGCACATAAAATGTAGGATGAAATGTTTCCCTGTCTTCAAAATGTCTTCCATTGTCATATCCCCTGACCAACATACTGTTGCCGATCTGGAAAACATTTGTATAAAACTTCATGCTGTAGCTAGTTTCAAATATGAATCCACTAATTTTTTATGTGGTTCAACCAATGTCAATATTTTATCAGAACATATCATAATTTCAACGTCATCTGTAACATTACTTAGATATGGTGACATTTCTTCTCCTTCTATTCTGTAAGGTGAGATCATTTTACAGTTAGGATCACCTATATCTAGAGCAGCTACTTCTTCTATTCCCGATATTAATATATCGCCATTTACTAAAACTAGTATCTTAACTTCCTGTTCCATTAATTCTTGCCTCATAGGATTGTTTGACCATTGGTTTTGGTTCCACTATCGCAACAACCCAACTGGGATCAATCGATATTTTTTTCTCGTCAGATAAAGGCATGAAAGGATAATACTGAACACTATATTTTGTTTCTGGTGGTTCCTGTCCCTCTACCAACATTACAGGTTCTTCTATCAACTTACAGCAATAAGGATTCTCAAGAACTACGAAGATGGGCTTATCATTCTCATCTACAAGTTCTTTCACATCAGCAATTACTTCTTCGTTGGATTTAAGTAGAACGAGTTTAACGGTCATCTTATTTATTTCGTAAAGCGGATGGATGGTATTGCACCACCGTCTACAAGTTGGAAACCTGTCGTAATACTTTTATACGACATCCGCATGAGGGAGGTTGGATTCCTGTATACCAACAAATAACGGGCATTACTACAGTAGTAAAAACGTTATTGCCTGAGACCCGATTGGTTGATCGGTTCTACTTTCGTAGCAGCACCACCTGTGTCTCATCACCTTAACCAGCAGTTGCCAGTAAGTTTATTCAGTCACTCCCATGTGTTGATCAGCACATTTATAATGTATCACATGTATTGGT